TCTTCGAGAGGAACCAGTTGTGCGGCTCGTCGGCGCTTCTCGCAAGCACGATCCGCCCGCGCCAGGTCTCGATCAGGGCACAGCGCGCCGGGATCGAGCCGGCACTCGTCGACTTGTAGGCCGTGATGACGTTCGTCTGCGGCGAGTACTGCCGGTACTGGCGGCCGTCAGTCCAGTAGGCCCTCTTGAACAGCGAGGTCGACTGGATGTAGGCCGAGGAGTCGAGGGCACCCGTGCCGCCCGTCGGGGTCGAGACGCCGGCCGTCGTGAACTTGACGATGTCGCCGCCCGAGACCCCGAGCGCGACTAGGCTGCGGGGGGAGTCCCCGGATTGGGCGGAAGAGACGAGCCGGACCTTGTGGAGGGTGGCATTGGTCGCCACCGAGTCGTGGTCGGTCGCCACGATGATGTGCTCGACCCGCTTGGTAGCGAGGTCACTTCGATACTCGGGGATCCGACGATCCACAGCGACGGCATAGCCTTGCTGGGACGCAGAGAATAGGTCCGAGTGGAGCAGTGATCCGGTGGCGGAATAGACCCGGAATGAGGCTGCATTCGCGCTGTCGTTGTAGGGGATGTAGAGGTTGTCGAACTCGTCGACGTCGATGCGCGGGTAGTGGTAGTCCTGCTCAGCGCTGGAGGGGAACGTGGCGCTCCACGCTCCGTCCGCAGCGGCGATCGAGAAGGTCGTGCCCTGATCGACGATCATCCTCACCTGCTGCACCCCGCCCGCTCCGCCCGTCGGGTTCGGCCCCAAGGAGTAGATGTTGCCCGCAGAGTTCACAGCGACGGCGTACCCGAAGCCACCCGGGCGTGAACCGTCCCCAGACGCCATCTCGTTCGCTGTCCACTGGATCTTCCCTTCCGGCGAGTACTTGACGACGCATCCGAAGCGCTTATTGGCGAGCGCCTGCGCCGAGGAGACCGCGGTACCGGCCTGGTTCGGCGGGCCCGCGATCTGGTCGGGCGAGGTGCCCGTGATCCCGAAGGGGTGCGGGTAGTTGTCGGTCGCGGCCGTCCCGAACGGCAGGTTCGCCTGCGCCCCGTACTCGTGCGCGAGGTAGCCGACGATGAGCGTGTTCTCGTTGATCGTCTGGCTCTGCGCCGAGGAGTCGTGCTGGAGGTCGTCGTAGGTGAGAATGCCCGTGTCGTCCGAGCGCGACTTTCGGTCGAGGACGAGGATCTCCAGAATGTCCCCGAGGTAGCCTGAGACCGTGCCGCCGGTCGGGTTCCTGGAGCCGAAGCTCTTGGCCACGCCCAAGTAGCTGGGCTCCAGCGTGAACGAGGCGAGCGACGTGAAGCTGTCGATCGGACAGCCGTTGATCTGGAAGAGCGACTTCTGCGTTGGCGTCGAGACAACACCTCCGTCGCACACGAGGGCGACAATGGCGAAGTTGCCCGGGTTGGTGGTGACCCCATCGCGCTTGAGGTCGAAGTTGCCATCCTTGATGTAGGCGTTGCCGGGACCGCCGTCGCCGCCCGTGACCGTCTCGCCCGTGTACCAGTAGATCTTGCCGGAGGCAGAAGCTGGCGGCAGCGTGGCGCCGTTGTCGTCGGAAGCGTTGATGAAGAGCAGGTGGTCGTCGGCGCCCGACTGCGCATTGTCGCGGTCCTGCCCGAAGAGCCAGCGCGGCGTGTTGCCCGCGTCCTCGGTCGTCTGCGAGGGCCGGCACGCGATGTAGATCGCGAACTGCGAGTTGGTGTAGGCGGGTGCCGCCGTCCTCTGCTGGTCGGCGAACTCCTTGGCGATCGTAGAGTTCGGCAGCGTGCGCAGGACCTGCAAGGGGCTCGTCGTGCCCGTCTTGTTGAAGCGCACGCCCTTCTTGCCGTTGAGGGCATCCATCGCCAGGACGGGCCCCGCCTCGCCGTCGCCGAGGTCGGCGATGAAGTGGCGGTTGTTCTTCGTCCGGTCACGCCAGCGCAGGACCTCGACCCCGTCCTCGATCGTCGCGCCGACGTCCGTCTGGTCGATGTCGTCGGCCACGTACCACGACCACACGCGCTTGTCGTAGTCGGTGAGCTGTTTCGGCGTCCAGTCCTCGGAGGTGACGTTGAAGTTCGGGTGTCTCGGATCAGGGAGGCGCCAGTAGAGGCCCGTCGTGTCGCCCGAGGGCTCGCATGCGACGATCACAGATCCGTCCTTCTTCACCGTGATGGAGTTCGACGGGAAGGGGATCTGCCAGGACTGGACCAGCTCGGGATCGACCTCGTCGATGAAGTCGTAGACGCGCACGTACGAGCGCGCGACGTCGACATGGTTCTGGACGGTGTAGAGCTTGTCCTGCGCGACGACGCAGTCCTCGATGTAGCCGCCGGGCTCGATCTCCCAGAGCTGCTCGGTCTTGTCGTCGGGGAGCTGCTCGTAGCAGAAGAGCTTGGCTTTCGCCTGCTCGCCGCCGGATGAGACCCCAGCGTAGAAGCGGTCGAACTCGTCGACGAGGAGGGCGCGGACGAGGTGGTTGGGGTCAGTGACCGGCAGGGCGAGCTGCCAGAGTTGCTGCTCGTCCGACGAGAGCTTCACGACGCCCGTGTTGCCGTCCAGAGCGTAGACGTTCCCCTGCCGGTCGGTCTTGACGTTGAGGCAGTCTTTCTTGGAGGGCGTCACCGCATCCCAGGTGATCGTCTCGGAGCCAGCGGCGATGGCCGAGTACGTGACCTGGCGGTTGTCCTCGAAGAAGGAGATGAGGTCCTGGACCTTGGTGCCCTGCGTCTTGAGGACGCTGGACATGTACTTCGAGAGGCCCGAGCGCTGGGCTCCGCGCAGGCGCCCGGTGCGCGGGTCGAGGGCGCGCATGTTGCGCATCTCCCGCGCGGTACCCGGCTCCTGGGTGCCGAATGCGAAGGTCTCCGACATGCCCGCGAGCGGGAACTGGATGGGGATGAGTCCCTCGGGCATGGCTAGATCGCAGGGGGCTCCACGAGGTTCGCGAGTCCACACACGACGTGGTCGCTCACCGGCCTGCGCCAGATCGTCGGGCCGCCGTTCTGGATCACCCCGTGGAAGGGCTGCACCATGCCGTCCGAGCGCTTGGAGACCGCGAACACAGGCCCCTGGTGGATCAGGGCGAGGCGCTGGTCGAGCGTCGCCTGCTCGTTGCGCACGTAGCCCGCGGCGTAGGCGCGCGCGATCTGCGTGAAGAGGTCGAAGCAGAACTCCGGGATCTCGATCTTCGTCGTGTCGCCGGTCAGTTCCGTCCAGCGCGAGCGGTAGAAGATCCGCATCGCTCCCGTCGCGTTCGCCGACGGCGCCGGGTAGATCTCTAGGATGGGTTTCGGGTTCGTCCCGGAGTAGACAACAGCGCCATAGTAGTAGCCCGTCGTGGCCGTCACCGAGGCCGAGGAGCGCCGCAGCTCCAGGATGGTCGCAAGCGGCACCAGCGTCACACCGCCCACCGAGGAAAGGCTGGTGGTCGAGATCTGGATGATGTCGCGCAGGTCCGTCGGGAGCGCGATCGTGCCCGGGTCGATCCTCCAGGCGATGTCGCCCGTCGCGAGGTTGCCGGCGGCGAGCGAGGTTTCGAGCGTGATCGCGTTAGCCGAGACGCGCGAAGCGATCTTGTATGTCCCGAGCGTGGCGCCCGTGCCGAAGGAGATCGCGATCTCGTCCCCAGCAAGGAACGAGTAGTTCGTGAAGGCGCTAGCCTGCGTCAGCGTCTTCGTCGCAGCGGTCCACGTGGCCGTGGTGCCGGAGAGGATGCCGCGCAGGTCGAGGAGCGCCGAGCGCCCCGTGATCCAGCGCCAGGGGTGCATCGAATAGAGGTGGTGCCCGGCCTGGTTCAGGATGCCGTTGGCATCCAGTTCGGCCGGGATGTCGCCGCCTCCGAGCTCGAAGCGGATCTGAGCGAGTGCGTGGGCTACGGAGAGGGCCATAGTAAGAGGCCCCTACCCCCGGTGGGCGCGGGGATAGGGGCCGGAGGAGACATCGACTGACGTTCGCTACGTGCGCGCGATACCGACGGCTTGCGCACCGTTCGACACCATGAACATGCCGTTCGTGAGGAAGATCTGCTTCATCTTCGCGGTCGTGTTGCCGATCGTGGCGTCGTTCGACTGGAGGTAGAACGCGACGATGAGCTTGTTGGTTCCGACGTGGCAGTCGAAGTGGTTGGTGCTCGTAACCGTGAGCACCTGACTCGGCTGCGCGCCGTCCGAACCGGACGACTCCTTGAGGAGCGCGTCGAAGATCCCGAAGAAGCCGAACTCACCGACAGCGTTGTCGGCGACGTCCGCAAGGGCGACGCCGATCACCGCGCCGTTGAAGAGGCCGGAGAGACCGTTGGTGACGGTATTGGAGCGCGGATCGACGACCGTATTCCACACCGTGTCGTTCGACGCACCAGGGTCGTAGGAGTTCGCGTCGTTGGTTGCGATCTCCGTCGCTTGGTGGTTGCCAGCGCCGAGGGCGAGCTGGACAGCCTGTCCCTTGAGCAGCGTCGCACTAGAGCGGTTGCGACAGATGGCGGTCGTGGTGAACGGCCAGACTCCACCGACAGCGTCCGGGCCAGGAGCGGGTTTTTGGAAGAAGGGCATGGTGTGCTCCTAGGCGTAGAGGGATGCGTAGAGGTCCACGGACGGACTGACGAGACCGTGACGCATCCGGCTCGGGCACTTGAGGTTGCCCCAGGTGCGCACCGGCTGAACAAACGTGTCCGGGTCGTTGAAGTGCTCCCGCACCTTCTGCACCGAGAAGTACATGTCCTCGTGGAAGCAGGGGTACAGGTAGTTGGAGTTGATCCAGTAGAAGCGCGGGCCCTGCACGCCGTTGCCGGTCGTGCTCTCCGGCACGTTGTCCGTGATCGAGGCCGAGGTCGTGTGGTTCGGATACAGCGTCGCGGTCGTCAGCGCATCCACGTACTTGACGGGGATGAAGTTGAAGGCCGGATCCGGATACGCCGGGTCTTGGCGCCCCTCGATAACAAAGAGGTCCTGGTTCGTGCGCAGGAAGGAGACGTAGGCGGTCTGGCCCTGCGGCGAGCAGAATATCTGCTGGTTGTTGTAGGCCGGATTCGAGAAGTACTCCTTCATCGTCGGAGGCTTCTCGAAGTGGACCTTCTTCCACATCTTCTCGAACGCGCCCAGGATCGAGCGCGAAGAGAGGTTGGGATCCGTCGCGGCGTTCGTACCCATGTTCGAGTACACCGCCGTCTGGTGCATGAAGCGGTTTTGCCCCTGCACCGTGGACGTCGGATCGAGGCCATGGATGGTGGTCCACGCCGTGCCCGCGGGGGTCGTGCCCTCGCTGTTGAAGAGGCCGTTCGTGTACTCGTTGATGAAGGCCGGGATCGAGTACCACTTGCCGTACTCGCCGCCGGCCGCCGCCTCCATCTCGTTGAAGTCGGGCTCGGACCACACGTGGGCTTCCATGAAGTCCCATTTGTCGGTCCACATGACTTGCTCGTAGTGACGCTTCAGGCGCACGTACTCTTGGAAGCGCGCGCCCTCGTCGCCGTACTTGAGCTTGTCGTTCAACATCACGTCCTGGATCGTCCATGACATGTCCGTGATGAGGAACCGCCAGTGCGCACGGCCGTGCATCAACTTCTGCGGCTGCGCCCAGTTCTGGGTCGCACCGGGCTGGTGGAAGCGCGTGCGCGAGCCGGTCTGGAAGAAGGTCGAGAAACGGATTTCGGAGCCGCCCGAGATCAGCTTCTTCGTGCCGCGGTCGCCGCCCATGAGGGCGCCGAACGAGTAGGTGGGGGTGGCCTGTGCATCGTTGATGACCGAATCCGGGTCATTGATGTACAGGGGGCCTGTCGCCTCCATGAAGGAGTTGTGCAGGCTGAGGGGGGTGCCGTTGGCCATTGGACTCCGTTACTGAGGGAGCGTTGCACGATTGAATGCGCGTCGCGCGCCCTCGACGTCTTCCGCGTCCTTCGAGAGCACGCGGAACGCCGAGTAAGCGGCGTCCATCGGCGTGATCTTCTTCGTGCTCTTCTTGGACTCGGGTGGGGTGGGCGTAGCTGCCGCGATCTGCGCCTTCAGGTCCTCGCTGGCGGACGCGGACTCTTTCTCGGCCTGCTGCTCGAATGAGCCATACAGCGCCTGTGCGACGTCGTCGAAGGCCTCCTCGGGCGAGGAGTATTTCGAGGGGTCCTTCTCGAACGCCTGGAAAACCTGGCCCTGGACGATGTCCCAGGCGCGGTCGTTTTCCTTGAGCTGAGGGAGCTGCTCCGCAAGGCGCTTGCGGTTCTGGGCGACGATGTCGTTGCGCCCTTTCTCCTGCGCCTTCTGGATGACGCCTTCGAGCTGGTTCACGCGCTGAAGCAGCGGCGAGACCAAGCTTTGAAGCGCACTCTTGAGAGTGCCCGCTTCGTCCTCTCCGAACTGGGCCGCGAGAGCGTCGGCGAACTCATCGAGGTCCAAGTCTCCGGTGGGCACCCCCGTGGGCTCCGGTTGCTTGGTGGCCTTGGGTTCACCGAGGCGCTTCTCCAGCGCGGCTGCTCGTTCTCGGACTTCGGCAGCGTCACGTTCCCTCTGCTCTTGCAGAGTCCACCACTCCCGGACCTTCTGATCCGGCAGGTGTTCGATAGCTTCCTGCGGGGCCCCGGAGAGGCGCAGCTTCGAGCGCAGCCTCTCGATTTCGGGGTCACGCGCAGCCGCTGGCGCCTTCTCTGGCGTAGCGGCTTTCGCCTGGGCTTTTTCGGCCTTGGCTTCTTGTGCAGCGGCTTTGGCAGCCTTGACGTCAGGCGTCTCGTTCGCCTTTTGCGAGGCGAGGAGGCTGTCGAAGGCCGCTTTGGCGCCCGCCAGCGGATCCTTCTTTTCCGGCGCAGTGGCCGTGGCTGCGCCCGGCATGGTGCCGAGCGGCGATTGAGGTGTCTCCATGCAGGCGGACCGTAGTCACGCCGCAATGGGGGTCCACGAATGCGCTTAGGAGGACTGCGCTATGGATGCGTCCAAGCGGTCCACGCCATGCCCTTACCTCCCTGGGCATCAGCGTCGACCGGATGGTGCGTACCGTACAGCCTGTTGAGGAGCGGCACCAAGAAAAGGTCGTCACCTTCCGGCGGGAAATTCACGTGGTTGTCGCCTCCCGTCGGAGCGAAGTGCGGACCGTACAGCCATTCGACTGCGCGCTGGTGGGCCGAATCCGACCACCCCAGCACCTGCGGTCCGGGGTACCGGCAGCGCTGCATGACCATGACCGCCACCGTTGCCCCCTGGAGCGCTTCCCAAACGTAGTTCTCGCGCGGCGCCGGCCATGTGAACGGCCCGCTGCGGCGCTGATCGTCCGGTAGCACGCCATCGACCGAGTGGCCCTCGATGGTGGCGCCCTTTGGATTGATGCCAACCGGGCGGCTCTGATCGAACTGCCAGTAGAGCTCTCCCCACTGGAATCCGGCGTAGACGTCACGCTCGCCGAGCCATCCACGCCACACCGCAACGGCGGCAAGCCCGTCCCGCTGGGCTTCTTGGCGCACCTCCGGAGTCGGGGCCCACTTGAAGAGGAACCAGTCCGCAAGCAGCCGTGAAGCACCTGCGTGAGAAAACCAGTTATTCCCGCGCTCTTCATGCGTCGAGATGATGGTCTTGCCGTCGAGATTCTCGCGCAGGACGTCGCGCAGCCAGGTGCAGAAGGCGGGGTCGCGGAGTTCGATCACGTCGGCGGCGACGACGAGCGCCTGGAGGTTGCGCCCGAGAGCCAGTGTGCGCCCGCCGTCCTCGGTGCCCCTGGCGTTGATGATTGCGGCGTGGACGCGCAGAGAAAGTTCCGGATCGCCCGTGCGCACGGCCACGTAGGCGGCGGCGAGCAGGGAGCGGTCGGCGTTGTCGTCCTGGTTCGAGAGGTCGAGCGGCGGAATCACCTCGGCCGCGTTGAGGACGGCGTTCCAGGCCGGACCCTCCATCGGGAGCGCCATCAGCTCGGCGCGGTCGATCCAGATGCCGCGCCGGGGGGCGGCGTCCGGGGCTTGGAAGAGCGCTAGGAGCAGAGGGAGGTAGTTCATGCTCCGAGGGTGCCTTCAGCCCTAGCGCGACGGCACGACTACGCTAATGGTCGTAAGTCGTGCGGGCGCCGCACATGCCCTCGTGCCGCTTGGCGATCTCGCGCGCCTCGTTGCGGCTCGTGAACATCACCCTGCCGCGCCACGGACCTGACTGCACATGCCGCACACGTCCGCTTCCATCGTCCCAATTTTTTGGGAACGTGAACGAGATCCCGCCCTCGCTCGACTTCTTCTTCACGAGCGAGTGGCGGGCGCTCTTTCTCTCGGCAGCGGTCTCGGGCGCCCGGCCCTCGACGATCTTGCCGTCGGCGCAGTGAAAGACGCCGCGGTGCTGCTTCTCGCTCATCGGCGCCTCGTGGTGTTGCCGTAGCTTCTGCCCTGACGGGAGCGCTCCGCCTGCTCCTTGCGCCAGTTGGCCGCCGCCGCCTTCATCGGCGCCACTTCTCTGCGCCACTCGGCGATGCTCTTCTCGTTCCCCGACATGACGTCGATGAACTTGTCGTGCGAGTTCTTGCCGGTGATGTCGCCGACCGCACCGGCTCCGCCGTACTTCTTCTTCAGCTCCTTGTCGGAGTCGCGCTGACGGGGCACGTCAGTACCCTCCGTTGCAACCCGTGCCGCCCTTCTCGCCGAAGTGCGAGCCGGCCTGACGCTTGCCCGGCGAGCCGTAGCTGCCGTCGGTGAAGTTCGTCTGCTGGCGCGAGCGGTTGCTACCCGCCTTCAGCGTGGTGCGCCCGCCATCGAAGTTCGACTGCGCGTGCTTGATGTTGGCGCTGCCGTCACCGGCGAGCTTGTACTTGCCCTTGGAAGAGCCCTCGTGATTCATCTGGTTCGGCATTGGATCACCTGTAGAGGTAGCGCGCCGTGAAGCGCGGGGAGAGTTGCTTGGCGTACTTCTCCAGGAAGGACGCTTGGCGTCGCAACCAGCGCGCGATGTCGCGGCGACCCTTCGGGGTCATCTCGGATGCACGCTTGATCGTGACGATAGCGGCGGACTGTTCTTTTTTGGCCATGACTCACTTAGTGGAGGACGTTAGATGGACAGAGCGTTGCCCGTAGGAGCCATGCGCGCCGCGGCCCACGCAAGGGCATGCGGCAGCAAGATCTCGCAGCGAACGCATGCGTCTGGCTGCGCGTCCTCCATGACGCGGACTCGCACGTCGCTGGCGGTCCCCCTATCGTCGATGTCGACGATCCCCTCAGATTCCAGCCTGGATACAGCCAGGTGTTCCCATTCACGGAGAACCTTGCGGGTGCGGTTGTAGAACATGTCGACACAAAGCGGGGTTGGCTGCAATTCGCCCATGTTTGATCTCACTTGGTGGAGGACGATGCCCCGGCGAGTCTCGGCGCCTTGTTCTTCTGGCCGCCCTTCTGGGCGGCTCCGTTGCCGCCCGGGCGCGCGTTCCCGGTGAACCCACCGGGCTTCTCGCTCGACTTCATCATCGGCGCGGGCGCCGGCTTCCCGGCCCCCTTCATGTCGATCCCGAGGCGCGGCTGGGTCTGCGTCGGCTGCGTCGCCATCGCGGGCCCCATCTGGCCCATGGTGGCCATCATCTGAATCATCCCCATCGCCATCGCCTTCTGGAGGTCGATCGTGCGCGCGAGCGAGGGGTCGCCCAGCTGCTCGGCCTTGCGAGAGTACACGAGGCCCCAGTCGACGTAGGGGAGGCTCGGGATGATCGGAGCCGTCGCGAGCAGGAACTGCTCCCACGACGCGGCGCGTTCGGCCTCCAGCATCTCGCTCGTGTAGCGCGTGGAGATCGGGTCGATCTCGATGTCGAAGTCTTCGAGGAGGCTCCCGTGCTCTGGACCGCCGACCATCACCGGCAGCTCGATCGGCTGGCCGGTCTTGGGGTCGATGAAGAGCCCTTCGGCGAGCGGCCCGAGCGCTGTTCGTGAGCGCGGGTCCATCGTGAGGTACCAGCCCTCTTTCTTGCCGATGGGCTTGATCGTGCCGCCGAGGAACTTCTCGGTCATCCCGCCGCGGCGGTTGCCCGAGCCCATCTGTGCGATCGAGGCCTCGGTAGCCGTGGTGCCGGCGGCGCCGGTCTGGCCCTGCATGGCCTCGGTGAGCCCCGACTGCTTCTCGACCAG